AGTCCCCCGACTGTCCACCCCGACGGCGCGACCGTCCCCCCCCTGGGGCGCGCGCGCCGCGTCAAACGTCGTGCCAGGCGCGCGCCCGCGGCGCCGCCCGCCGCCGCCCTGGCGCCCGCCCTGGCGCGCGTGGGCGCGCAATGTGGCATATACAGACATTGCATATTCGGCCGTTTGCGCGCGGCCTGGCCCGCGGCGCCTGGTCGCCTTAACGCGGAAAACATTTCCCGACAAACCGACGCGCCAGGCGGCGCCCGTCGTGCGCCCACAATTCGCAACCCGCGAGCGAACAATCACAATCCTGTATCGCTCGCGCCGTGTGCGTTTCCAGGTTCGCGACCTGGCGCGCGGTCAACGGTTGACGCGCCGCGGTCGCGCACGCGGGGGAGCAATACCGGACGACATACGGGCGGCGCCGAAATGACCGACCGCAAATCCCGCACGGGACGATCGCCCCAATCATTCACAACCCCGCGCCCGTTTTCCGCGTATGACACGCGTTGCAGAGGGTTTGCCAGTTCCCGCCTTCGTCCCAAAACAACCCGCGATCGCCCCTATGCGGGACGACGTGATCGACCAGGTCGCCGAGCGTCACGCGGCCGCGATCGAAACACGTCGACCCGACGGGCGCCTGGTCGCCTGGTCGCCCGCCGCATAGCGGGTACCGCTCGCGGAACAACCGCGCGCGACGCGCCCATCGGTTCCCGTACCCGCGCGCCTGGCGCGACCCGCGCGCCTGGTCGACGGCCCGGGCGTGGAGCCCGCAACGCGCCCGCGTGACCAGGCGGCCGCAACCGGGCTCGTCGCAATACTTCACGGGCGCGCGTCCCGCGGTTGACATTTCCGACACGTGTCGCCGCGCGCGACGTACGCGCCGCAGTCGGCACACCTGGCGCGGCCGACGGGGCACCAGGCGCCGACGGTGCAATGGTGGCGGTACGGCGTGCGGCCGTCGCGGCGCCGCGCGAAGATCCCGCCGCAGTTCGGACACACGACGCGCGCGATCGGCCCCGTCATTGCGCGCCCGATGCCTTATCGTCCGCGATGATGGATTCGCCGACGTTTTGAAAGATCGACCCTAGAGTTACTAGTTGTTCGGCGGTCAGGAATACGTCATAGCGTATTGACAGCGAGCCATGTACGCCGATCGATATTTCGAGTAGGCGGCAATTCTCAGGAACAAGGCCCGCCGCTTGTAATGGGGCGTGGAACTTCTGGACGTTGATTAAGGATTTCATACCGATCGGCCCGGTCATCCTAAAAACCCGTCGGGTTCCTCGTCGTTGTCGTCGGCGGGTTCCTGGCGTACGACGTCGACGCGCGCGTCGTCGGCGATCGCGTGCAAAATCCCGAGTACGGCCGTGCGATGTGCGGGCGTGTCCGCGAGCCCGAATTCCGCGAGTAGTTCGGGGATCGACCAGTGTAGACATCCGTCGCGGTCGCGCCAGACGCCCGGGCCAAGTCTGACCGCGTCGCGTTGTTGATCGGCGATTTCCGCGGCCGACAATTGACGGATCTTCATTTGCTCCCCCTTAACAGGTCGGCGCCTTCGTACTGTCCAGGCCCGCGGCGCCGCACGTGTCACAGGCCCACCGTTGTTGAATACACGCGCCGACGCGGTACGGCGGCGCCGGGATAATCCGCGCGTCACACGACGGGCACCGTCGCGTACCAGGCGGCGCCAGGTCGAACAACGTCGGCACGACCAGGCGGCGCGGATCAAACTTCGCGGATCGTGACCCCATAGATCGCCTCAACGAGTCGTTTTCGTAAGCGGTACGCGGTCGTTTTCGTCGCGTCGGATTTCGCATCTTCGATCACGACTTCCCCGGATCGCGCGTCGACGTATCGGAAGTCGGCGCGATACCGACCGCACGCGACCAGGCGCCCGTCGGGTCGCCACAGTTCCAACACGTTGATCAGGAATTCGGGTTGCGTTTCGAGCGCGAGAATTTCGCCCGCGACCGCCAGGATTTTTAACCGTTCGTACCGCCGCGCTTCCTTCCGCGAGTCGAACCGGATCCCGTCGACGGTGCAAACGGCCGCATGGTATTTGTTCGCGCGGAGCGGGGGGACGACGAGCTCGTCGCCGACGATCGCGCGCGTCCAGGCGTCGCGGTCGGTCACGTGCGCTCCCCGTTGCCATACGCGCGCCGCGATTGTTCGCCGCGGATAATGTGCTCAACCGCGATCGTCAGACGTTCAACGACTTGGGTCGCCGACCAGAGTCGTACGGCGTGCGCGTGCGCGACGGCCGACCGTTGATCGCGCCGCGCGTCGGCGTATTCGTCCGCGAGCTCGTCGAGAAACGCGGCCGCGCGCCGCAAATCGTCGAGCATGAGCGACGCGATCGGATCAACCGGGGGCGTCATTGCCGCCATTGCCCCGACGTCGCGAGCGGCGCCAGCAAAAAATCGGCCGACGTCGCTTCCCGAAACACGACGTTATCAACCGCGATTTGTATCGACAGGAACGGGTACAGGACGCCGTACCCGTACGAAATCGGCGTGGCTTCCAGAGACAGAAACACGTTGTCGCCCGTGATCGCAAACGTCTGGAAGTAGGGAAGCGACGTCACGACTTGCCCGAGCCCGTCGACAGGTGTCGAGTACCGGATCCGTACGCTCGACGCGTTGCCTTGCGCGCGGAACTGGATCGTATGTTTCACGACGACGGGCGTCGTCGTCGACGGAGTCGGGGTTGTCGGGAGATTCACGATCGTGTCACCGCACGCGATCGCGGTCAGGGCGATCCCCAGGACGAGCACAATCCGCCAGGTCAGATATCGCACGGGATCCCCTTTCCACAATTCATGCACAGGTTTTCCACAGCTTTTTCAACAGCCTAAGCCTGTGACCCTATTCGGGTTGAGCGAAATTGACGGCCAGAATCGCGATGTGCTTTTTCTTCGCGCGCCATCGGCGCGCGGGTTTTGATCTGGATCTTGTCTTGTACTGTTGCGATACAAACTCCGCACATTTCGTGCAGAAATACACGCGTACCCCATGACGGCGGGGAAATCATCGGTCGCCCACGGTCCAATCGAGGGGGAGTTGCCCGATCCGCGCTAGGCGCCGCGCGTACTGGTCGCCGCGGCGTTCCATTGCAGGGATCCAGATCCCGCGATACAGATCCCACGCGTCGCGCCGAAAATGACCCGAGCGGGTACAGACGTCGATCAACGTCGTGAATTGATCGGCCGGTAACATGCTCGCGGCGACCAGGTCGTCGACAGGGAGCGGCGCGCCGCGCGAGTCGACCCCCTGACCAGGTCGGCGCCCGTGTCGCGCGACGTGACACCACAGCCCGACGAGCCCGCCGAATCCCGCGGGACCGAGCGCGCGCACGACGGCGCGCACCTTCGGATCGTCGGGCGCGTCGGCGTCCAGTTGAAACCATTTCATACGCGACCCCCCTCGTCGACGGGTTAGCGACGACGGGCGGCGGGGAGCGCGGGAAGCGTCGCCTTCGCGGCGCGCGGGCGGGGGAGCGTCGACGCGAACCCATGCGGGCGTCGCGGTTTCGGCGTGCGCGGCCGTTTCAGATCCGCGAGCACATCCTCACGGCGCCAACGGTACGGGTACTTGTCCCACGGGCGCGGGGAGAACGTCCCTTGCTGGACCTGGCGCCGGATCGTCGATTGAGACAAGCGATAGATCGGCGCGAGCTCTTGCAGGGTCAGGACGACGGGTAACGCGTCGAGATCGGAAACGGGGACGGTCGACGGTTTCACGGTAGTGACTCCCTTCTATTTTTTCGAGGCCAGGGAGATCGCGCGCGGTTCGGGGTCGCCCCGTGGGGCGTCCCTATGGGGCGACCCCTCGTGTAAATCACGACAAATTAAGGGTTTTTATGTGTTGCCTCACGCCTTCACACGGCGATCTAGGTTCCAACGCGAAAAACCCACGCGCGAAATAGCTAGAGAGTGTTATGAAGGAGCGGAAATATATTGTCAAGGTTTCAGGCTAGAATTAGTCAGAATTAGACGATTGTGTGATAGGACACACCGCGCCGCGCGCGCGCTCTAGCGGAGTTTTGACGACATGCCACGACAACACGCCCGGATCCGTATCGGCCCCGGAATCTATCGCGACGGCGACGCGCTCGTCGGCGAAGTACGGATCGGCAGTTCGCGCGCGGGAACGCAAACGCGCGCGCGTGAGCGGTTCCCGTTAGGTACCGCGGTAGCAGATATCAAAGCCTGGCAACACGGCGCGCGTCACGAGCTCGCGACCGCGGCGCCGCCGAGCGCGCCCGGGCGCGGATCGCTCGCGGCCGATATCGCCGACTTTGTCGCCGCGCTCCCCGAGGGGCGGTACCGCGTCGACACCGAAGATCTACTGTCTCACTGGTCGCGGAGCGAATTAGGCGCGCGCGACCGCCGCACGATCACGCGTTTAGATTTGCTCGCGGTGATTTCGGAGTGGACGACCGCGGGCGCCGCGGAGAATTCCTGTAACCGTCGCTTGTCGCGGTTGCGGAAACTGTACCGCGCGTTCGACGGGCTCGACGACGGGAACCCGACCGACGCGATCCAATACTTGCGCGAGCCCCGCGCCGAGCCCCGCGACATCCCCGCGCGGATCGTCCAGTTGATCGTGTCGTCGCTTCCCGACCAGGGGCGCGCGAAACGCGGCGAAACGCGCCCGACGGTGTCGGAAACAAAAACCCGCTTACGCGTCATGGCGTGGACAGGGATCCCGCCCGAAACGCTTCGCCGCGTGCGGCCGCGGGATCTGGATCTGGATCACGCGCGCGTCTATCTCCGTCCACGGCGTAAAGGCAAAGGGGTACATGGCGCGTGGGTGACGTTGCTCCCGCTCGCGATCGACGCGTTTCGCGACTTCGCGGCTGTGGGGTTGTTCGGGCGCGCCTGGTCGGGGTCCAGCGTCGGGAAAACCTGGCGCGTGGGGATCGCGCGCGCGACGGCCGCGGCCGACCGTGTCGCCGCCGAAACGGGCGATCGCTCATGGGCCGACGAAATCGCCGCGCTCCCCTCGAAATGTCGCCCGTACGATTTGCGTCACGCGTTCGCGTCGGAAATTTACCGCGAGACTGGCGATATCGGCGCCGTGTCGGAGCTCCTGCAACACGCGTCGTTTGAAACGACGAAACGGTACACGCGGGGCGCCGTGTCCGCGCGCGTCGCGGCCGCCATTGCGAAGGCGGGCGCCGCGTACGCGACGATCCCCACGATCCCCGCGCCCGTCGCGCCAGCGTCCCGCTTGCGCCTGGTCCGCGGCGGATAAGGGGCGCCGAGATGACGACGCCCGATAAAATGAACCGCGTGATCGCGGGTATACGGATCGTCCTGGTCCTGGTCGGCCTGGCGGTCGCCGCCCTGGCGGTGATCGCGGTGATTTGGATCGTCTTGCGTAAGCGGTAGTCCCCCGTCGGGGGCGCCCCATTTCCCCCGCCTGTGGGGCGACCCCGCGGCGAAACGCTCCCCGCCCGAATTACCCCCGCCCCCACGGGCGATCGTCGCTCCAGGGCCGATCGGGGCCGCCCCAGGGGGCGCCCCATGTTTCGCGATCGTGTATATTTCGGCCTATTTTTAACTAATTAAAATCAGGCTTGGGGCGGCCCGCGACGCGGCCCCCGTTGGGACCGCGTCTGTAAGTGATTGATTCGGTGGGATTTAAGTAGTGGGCGCTACTGGACTCGAACCAGTGACCCCCGCCGTGTGAAGGCGGGAATCGACGACGGAAGTCGTTGTCTCTACTCGACTTCGACGAGGGGTCGCCCCACAGGGGCGCCCCATGTCCCCCAATCGCGTCCAATTTCCGCGCGCGATGTACGTACCCGTTACGCTGGAATCACGTCGAGCGTCAGCATGGCGTACACAAACGGGGACGCGTTCCAAACCGCGCCATTGAGTAGGGTGATCTTCAATACGCCCGGGGTCGGCGGGTTCGCGACGACGACCCCGATCGCGTTCGGGACGGTAAAGATCGGGACGACCGCCAGCCCGTTGATCGCGTACCCCGCGGGCATTTTGATATTCAATTCCGTCGCGGATCCGCCCGCGATCGCGCCCCCCGCCGCGACGTGATAGTGCATCGTCAGACCGACGACCGCGTACCGCTGGACGGCGACATCCCCCGCGGCGACCGTCCAGGTCACGCCCGGGGTCGGCGTCCCGAAGTTGGTCGGATCGAACGGGACCGGGATCCACAATCCAAACGGCGCCCACGTCGCGCCGTACGCGCCGTCGTTGACATCGCGGATCAGGGTGTACCCGTTCGCGCCGCCTGTGAACGCGTGTCCGTCGTTCCAATGCGACGGCTGTACTTGCGATGCGTCGGCGCCGTCGGCCTTCGCGCTTCGGAACCGGTGATCAAGCGTTTTCATTAGCGTGACTCCAACAATAGGCGCGCCAGGACGTCGTCAAAAGAAAAGCGGGTGGTCGACGCGTCGACCTGGCGGCGCGGGTACGTGCCCGCCGCGGTCGCGACCTGGTCGATCGTGACGCGTTGTATCAGGAAATCGCCCGACAGGTTCGTCGGCGCGGGGAGCGCGACGTGGACGGTACGCCCGCTTCGGGTATTCGGATCGTGCGTCGTGTAACTGATCCGCGTTTCGACCGTTTTGAATAACGCGAGCTCCGCGCGCCCGCGCGCCAGGGCGCCCGCTTCGCTCAACCGTCGATCCTGGATGTAGTACTCGACGATCCCGTCGCTCCCTTCGACCGCCGCGAGCGCGCTTTGTGCGGCGACGTCGTCGACCTGGATGATGATCTGTACTTCGTCGCCGATCGTCACGCGGGACGCGGGCGTGACGCCCGTCAACGCGGGGACGGTCGCGAACACGGTCCCCGGGGGCAGGTCGGCGGTCACGGCGCCCGATCCCGACGGCGGGATCCCGGTCAGGTAGTACCGCGGTCCCGCCGTGATCCCCGTGTACCGGATCACTTGCTCCCCGACCAGGATCCAGCCCGCCGCGGGGATCCCGGTGGGCGCGTCGATTTCGATCGTCGTCGCGCCCGCGACGGTCGGCGGCGGGAGCCCGGTCACGGGGATCCCGGGGACGCCGGGAATTTCGGGGATCCCGGGGATCCCGGGGACGCCGGGAATCCCGAGCGGCGGGAGCTGCGCGCCGCCGAGCGCGGTATCCGGCGCGCTATCGGTCAACGCGGCCGTCGTGTTGTCGTTGATCGCGACGAGCTCGCGCCAGTCCGCGCCGCCGACCGCGCGAAACACGCGGCGTCGCGTCGTCCCCGCGGGGCCGACGGGAATCGCCGACAGGTCGACCGCGCCCGTCGTGATCGCGTTGACGGTCGGCGCGAGCTCCCCGCCCGACGCGACCACGACGTCGTTGTAACTCGTCGTCGTGTTGTCGCGCACGTCGGCGACCAGTCGGGCGGCGCCCGCGCCGTCGGCCCGGTACAGCCGACGCCCGACGACGCGCGGGTCGCTCGACGTCGCCAGCGTCACGGTCGCCGCTTCGCCGACGTCGGTCGCGGACGAAAACGCGGGGAGTGGCGCGGTCGCTAGTTCGCTATCGGCGGCGACGTCGACATATTGCGTCGCCGTGTTGTTCGGAATGTCGATCACGCGGCGCCAGGGGACGACGGGCGTCGCTTGCGACGATAGATCGGGATTCGCCGACGATCGGTAGACGCGGCGCCCGACGACGCGCGCATCGGCGGCGATCGGGATCGCGAGCAACGCGACCGCGGTATTGTCGACCGTGACGTTGAGCGCGACCGCGCTTTGTACGGTCAGCGTTTCCCCGCGCGCCGTGAGATAGGAAATCGCGTAGTAGTACGACCCGACTTTGAGACGCCCGTTAATTTGCAGTTGATACGGGATCCCCCCCGACGGGGCCGCGACCGCGCGCCCGGTCAGCGCGGTTCCGCCAAGCGTCGCGGGGGTTTGACGGCCCGACGCGTCGACGAACGATGTCGCATAGGCCGACGCGACCCCGACGGCGATCGGGCCGCGCCCGGGCGTCGCGAGCAACGCGGCCGACGTCGGGGGCGGGGCCGTCGCGGGCGTGATCGTCACGGGCGCGGACGACGCGCCGATGTCTGACCGCCGCCCGTCGGACATTTCGATCGTCACCGCGTACGTGAAGGGGCCGCCCGCGACCTGGCCCGCCGTCGTCGTCGGCGCGAGCGCGGCCGCGGGGGCGCCTGGCGCCGCGGGCGGCGGGATCGGATCGACGGGCGGGACGGGCGGCACCGCGGGGATCGGCGGGACCGGCAAAATCGCGGGCGGGAGTAACGCGACGGTATTCCCCTTGACCCCGCCCGCGAGCGTCCCCGTATACGCGACGATCGTCGTCCCGATTTTCGCGCGGCCGCCCGACGGGTTGAAATGGATCGCCGTCGAGAGCGGGATCTGACTATCGGCCGCGGGCACCGTCGCGGCCGCGGTCGCCCCCGCCCCTTCGACAATGATCCGCGTCCTGACTTGGGTCAGGTCCGCGGAGATTTTCAGATCCGCAAAGCGGCCGCCCGGGACGAGCGGCGCGGGGGCGGCGCCGCTTTCCGTCCCGACAAAGAAATGCAAATCGGCGACGTAATCGACATACCAGTACGCGCCGACCGTTTGCGCCAGTCGGGACAACGCGCCCGACACATCTTCAAACGTGAGCGTCATCCCGGGGATCGACGGGAGCCCGGGTTGTACGTGCCTGGCCGTGATCCCGGGCGCGAACCGCGCGACCAGGTCGACGACAATCGCCGACACGCTATTCGTAAAGTACTCCGCGGTCACGGTGCGCGTGTTCAACCGCCGCGTCCAGTCGACACACGTCAGGTCGTACCGCACGTGCGCGGGGATATCGAGCTCCGCGTATTGCTCGCGCACGGTGATTTGCCCGCCGAAGATCTGGACGGCCGGATCGATCGCGCCGAGATAGATCGCGATCGGCGCGCCCGGGTTGATCGGCGGGGGCGCGACGGGGAGAAAATGGCCCGCCGCGGTCGCGAACGCGCCCGGGTCGAACGCGGTCGAAAACGGTCCCGCGCGCGACGTGACAATCGCGAACCCCCCCAGGTCGAACGCATGGGGCGCGAACGCGCCCGGGTCCGCGTCCTGGCGGCGGGGTTCGGCGACGAGCGTCAGGGCGGCCGTATTCGGCGCGTCGTTGAGAATGTCGTCAATCCGCACGCGGCCGACGCGCGCGAACGGCGTCACGGTTTTTCCGTCGATCACGACGACGACGTCGGTCGCCGCCATTGCTAGACGGTCCCCAGGCGCCGCGATCCCCGCATCCCTTGCATGACCGCGTCACTGACCAGGTCGGCGACCATTGAGCGCGTTTGCGGATCGTCGGTCCCGAGCATCCCCGACATATTGACGGTGATCGTCGTCGGTCCCGCGGCGCCGCCCCCGCGCCCCGCGCCCGCGGCCGCGTCAGACGTGAGCGTCCCGAGCGACGGCCCGGTGAGCGACGCAAACCCCGCCGCGACGTCGCCGACGGCCGCGAGCGCGGGATCGACCATGATCGCGTCGAGTCGCCCGAAGTGATCCGCGATCCCGTTGACCAGGTCGGGCACGGACGACATCCCGATAATCTGGTCGTACATCCACTTGAACGCGGCGACGATCTTTCCTGGTAGTTTGATGACCGCTTCGACGACATACAGAAACTTGTCGAGCAACCACATTTTGATGTCGGTGTACCATTGCGCGACCGCGGCGATCGTCGCTTTGAACGCGGCGGGCAACGTGTCGACCAGGAACCCACGCATCGCGTCGACCGCTTTTTTCACGACGGCGACGATGTCGTCCCAGTAATGCCACACGGCCCACACGGCCAGGACCGCCGCGCCGATCGCGGCGATCAAGGGGAGAAACGGAACGATCGCGGCGCCCGCGGCCGCGAGCGCGGCGCCGAGGCCGACGGACCCGAGCAACGACACGACGGACGCGAGCGAGACGAGGATCGGCGCGACCGCGGTCCCGATCGCGACGACGGCGATCACGAACGTCTGGACCCCTTCGGGGAGCGCCTTAAACGCGCCGAGAATATTTTGCAGGTTATCCGCGAGCACCGATCCGATTTGCTCGTTAAAGTCGGACATCTGATTCTTCAGGTTCGCGAGTTTCCCGGTCGTCGTTTCCATGTCGGCGGCGACTTGCCCGCCGAATTTTTCGTTGATCGCTTGCATGACGCCCGCGAAGTCGGTCCCCTTCGGGATCGTGTCGCCGAAAATCTTCGAGAGTTTCCCTAATGCTTCCCCGTCGCTTTGCATCGCTTTGATCATGAGATTGGCCGCGTCGGGCAAATCTTTTTTCATCCCGACCGCGAGATTCATGGTCGCTTCTAACACCGCTTGCATGTTTTCGGGGCCGACTTTCCCAACCGTCGTGAAGAGCGTTTGTGTATCGGTCAACGCTTCGTCAGAAAAGCGCGACACGCTTTGTAGGTGGGTCGCCATGTCCCCGTACGCCTGGATCACGTCAGGCGACGCCTGGCCCGCGTTTTTCAGCGCGACGGTTAGGCGCGCGGTCGCTTCCTCGCCTTCGGAAAATTCCTTAATGAACCCCGATACCGCTTCGGTGACGTCGCCAACGAAATCCTTCACTTGCGACGAGCTCAGTACGCTGTACGTCGTTTTCGCGAAGTCGGCGATCCCGGTCGCCGCGTTTTTGATCGACCCCGCCGCTTTGGCGATCGCTTCGTCGACGTCGGCGCCGACTTTCCCCGCCGACTCGACGAGTTGATCGGTCGACGTCGTCGCGTCCCGACACGCGGTGATGAACGACGAGAAATCGGCGATAAAATTCGCGGTTAGTGGCATGACGTCACCGCGCCGACTCGCGGTTGAGCTCGTCGATTAGGAATTCGTAATAGTGCATCGGGAGATCCCACACGTCCGCGAGTGTCCATCCCATGACGCGACAAATCGCTAAGTCGGAACGGGCGCCGTCGCGCCAGGCGTCGTTTTTTTTTCGGCCGCGATATACGCGCGCATGGTTTGATCGTGTGCCTGGATCGCCTTCTGGACTTCCATATAGCTTGGGGCGTCGATCGCGTCGAGCGCGGCGCGGACGACGGCCGTCGGTTGATCCCGAATCACCAGCGGCCGCCCGTCAAAATCCGTAAACGTCCAGTCGAGCAAGTACGCCAGGACGAGCCCGATCCCGCTTTCCGCGGGGTCGATATCAAACATCAAATCGTGCCCGCTCGTCGCGGTCGACGCGTCCAGGCGAACGGGTTTCGTCGCCGCTTTGATGAGCGCGCGAAATTCCCCCGCGGTTAGGAACCGCTTCACGGTGACCGTGTCGCCGTCGGTCAGCGGTAACACGTCGACATCAGGGCGTCGGACACGTGATCCCATGTTCCCCCTCGACTGACATCGGCCCGAGCGCGGCGACAAACCGCCCGCCGTCGCGCCGCGTGATCGTGTGAATTTCCCAACGCCAGGCGCCGCGCTTGAACGGCGCGACAAAAAAGAGCGGCCGTTGCGCGAGTTTGTACGCGTCGACCAGGCCCGGGACGAGCGACCCCGCGACCGCCCATCCCGTCGCCGCGTCGTGTGTCACGGTGTACCCCTCAACCGCCGCGGCCGTGAAGTACGCCCATTTGACCGACGCGACGCGGCCGCGGATCGTCCGCATACGCGCCCGTTACGGGACGGCCGGATCCATCGTCCACGGTCCCGCGCCCGCGAACGTCCCCGCGACTTTGATCGCGCCGTCGTGCGCGACTTCGATCGACGTGTCCAGGTACGCCAGGCCCGAGAAAAAGTACGTCGGCGCCAGGTCCGACGGGATCAGTTTCAGGAACGCGGCGATTTCGCCGAGCGCGACCTTGAATAGAACCGGGCTCGTCGTTTCGTCCCAAATCCCTTCTAGCTTCCCTTCGATCGCGGGCAACCCCTGGACCGATACCTTGACCGTATCGCCGAAACACGTCGCGTCGGCGCGATCGCGCTTCAAATCCAGCGACCAGGTATTGAGCGTCGCGACGGCGACCGCGGTCGCGCCCCCCGTCGAATCCATTTCGACCGATCCGTGTGATCCATGTCGTCGCATAATCTCCCCCTTAAACGGGCGTCACGATCACCTCGTACCGCGCCCCGCCATGCTGCCAGGTATCCCCGTCGACGTTTTCGCTATACCGCACGCGATCGACCCACCGCATGACCATGAGCCCCGCGCCCGCGGCGGGCGGGAGCGCGAGCGGTTGACGGTCGAGTAACGCGTTGATCCGCGCGTCGGCCGCGGCGATCGTCGTCGTCCCCGTGCTTTGAATCACGGCCTTGACGATATAGATCAACGCGCGCCAGGAATCGACCCCGCCGAATTCCATTTCGCCGCGCGACGTCGACGCGCTCACGATCGCGAACCGGGTCGACCCCTGGAGCGCCAGATCCCAATACACCCCGTCGGGCAGATACCCCGACAGTTCGGGATCGGCGGTCAGTTTCCCGATTAGGGCGCGCTCGACTTCGCTTGCGTTGATCACGTGTGATCCCCGCCCACGGTGATCCCTTCGGCGCGGACGAGCTCCGCGACGTCGGCGGTCGCCGCGCGCCGATCGTGTTCCGTGATCGGGAGAAACGTCGCCCGCGGCGTCGTGCGCGCGGTCCCGAATTCGTACAAATGCGCGTGCGGGGAGCTCGACACGAGCGTGTACAACGTCGCGACCCCGCGCGCGGTTCGCTCGACGATCTTGACGCCCCCGCGCAGATTGCCCGTGACGACCGGGTACGCGCCCTGGACGCGCGCTTGCGACGCGCGCGCGTGTCGGAGCAAGATCGGATCGGCGCCGTGTTGCAGTTTCACGGGGAGCGCGACCAGGTCGCGGAGCAAGTCGTCAAACCCGCCAAGCTCAATTTTTGCGGACATCAAAGCGTTTCCTTCGCGAACACAAACAAATCCTGGTTGAGCTCGCGGGGGTTCGCGATCCCCGCGATCCGAAACTCCCGCACGATCGGCGGCGCCAGGCCCGCGCCGTCGTGGTAGACGGCGCGCCGTTCCCCAGGCGTGAGCGTCCGTTTCCACAACCCGACTTCGTCGATCGCGCCGTCGAAATAGTCGGCGATCGACGCGCCCACGTTCGACCCGATCCGAAATTCGGCCGCGCCGACGTTGACCGGGACGGCGACCGTCGACGCGGTTTCGACGGGGCCGTCGTTGACCTGGATCGAAATGACCGCCGCCGACGCGTCGTACCCCGCGACCAGGAAATACCACGTCCCCGCGACCAGGTCAGGCCCGCTCGACGTAACGATCGCCGTTTTGTTGCTCCGCGACGCGGTAAACCGGGCGCGCCCCAGGTCGGTCACGTCGAGCACGTAATCCCGCCCGTTCCCCGCGTCTTTCCCGACGACGATACTTTGTGACACGGTCGACAGGTTGATCCACGCCGTGAGCGTGAAATCCCCCGCGCCCGTGTCCAGGCCCGCGGCCGTAAATCCCAGGTACTGGGAATTCACTTGCTGGAACGTCGCGGCGCGGCCGACGCGCCCGGGCGCGGTCCCGACCCCGCCGTGTTCGGTCAGGTTCGCGCGCCCCAAGCGATCGCGCCGCACGCCCCCGGGCTCGTCGAGCGACCAGTACGCGACGAGCTCGTCGAGCGGGAACACGGCGCCGCCGCCTGGCGCCCATAGGATCCGCGCGTCGATCGTCACGTCGGGCCGGTACCGCCCGTGGATAACATGCGTCGCCGTCGCGACCGTCGTCCCCGCCGTTTGTCGTTCCAGGTCGCGCACGGTCGCGGGGCGAATGTCGATCGGCCAGGCGGGGGGCAGATCGATCCACGTGTCGACGGTCCCGCCGCCCCCGTCGGGGATCGACGTGATCGCTTGCAGCGTCCCGACGTGTCGAAAATCGCCGATCCCCATGACGTCACGCGAGCGCGGGATCGCGCGATCGCCGCGTCAGGTTCGCGATCGCGTTCCAGACGCGATCGTCGTTGTCGGCCGCGGCGCCGAATTCATCCCCCCGATGTTCGTAGAAATGCGCGACGAGCAAGAGCACCGCTTGTTGGATCCAGGGCGGCGCCGTCGTGTCGTCCCAGGTCGGATCGTTGCGCCCCTTGAGATAGTCGCGGATCGTCGCACTCGCGGCCGCCAGTTTTTGCGCGACGTCGGCGTCGTGGAGCGTGTCCGTAATGTGTAAATGTTCCTTCGCGACGTCGAACGCGACGAGCAACGGATCGGTCGCCGCGTCGCGCGCCGCCCGGGCCGGGGGGGGCGGGGCGGTCAGAAATGCGGCGGTCACGGGGCCAGGCGCCAGGCCCGCGGGGGTCGCGTCGAGCACGACGATCGGGAGCTCCAGATTCCCGATCCGCGGCCGCGGCGCCCCGATCAATCGCACGTGCGCGAACGTCCCGACCCCTTCGATGTACACGACCGTCCCGCCCGCGTACGCCAGGATCGCGGGGCGGATGTACTGCCCGTCGCGGTCCAGGTTGTCGACGTACAGGCGCGTCACGGCGCCCACGTACGGCGCGGGGGCGTCGAAGCGGATTTCCCCGTCGGCGACGAGCTCGTCGACGGCCGCGGAGAAATAGAATCCCCAGGATCGCATTAGCGCGCGTCCCGCCCATGTTTGACCGCGAGCGTCCAGGCGCCCCCGTTGCCGGGTCGCGTCGTCGTGTCCGCGTTGCAATGAAAGATCGACCCGTCGAGCGTCACACAATCCCCGCGTTCGTACAGGCGCCCGGGGACGTGGACCCCGCGGTACAGCATGAGCGGGAGCACGATCGCCCGGGTGTCGACGACCCCGCCCCGCGTCCAGGCAAACGTCACCGTCCGCTCCCCGTCGTATTCGCAGTCGACCGTGTCGACGCCCCGCCCGTCGACGCCTGGCGGCCCGGGCGCGCCGTCGGCGCCAGGCGGCCCGGGGACAGGCGGCGCGGCCGCCAGGGCGTCGATCGTCGCCTGGACGCCCGCCAGGCCCGCCGACGCCCCTTCCAGGGCGCGCAACCGCACCGCGACGGGCGCGAGCGCGGCGACGATCGCCCCTTCAACCGCCGACACGAGCGCGGCGACTTTGGGATCGTCAGGCATGGGCGATCGCCCCCCAATCCTTCCCCGCCAGGGCGACCGCGACCGCGTCGAGCTCCGCGCCCGCCGCGCCGGGCAGCGCGGGCGGGGGCGGGGCCGCGGGCGCGGGGGCGGCCGCCGCGAACGGGGAATTCCGATCGCGCTCGTCGAGCGCGGCCAGGGAGTAGTTCTGTTGTTGCATGTACGGGGTGTCGCCGCCCTTGACGGACCCGAGCCCGAAGTACTTCCGGCGCGCTTCGTTCGGCGACACGGCGCCCGCCCCGATCGCTTCGCTCGCGGCCTTTGTCCGGGTCGACGTGTCCATGTAAATCAGATCGTCGATATCGAATTCGGTCCCGAAGTCGGTCCCCGCGATCCCGAGCCCGTCGTCGAGCGCGTTCTCACACGACACGACGAGACTTTGTATACATTGCGAGTAGTACTGTTGTTGCATCGGTTCGACACTGGAAAACGGCGGGGGCGGCCCGACCCCGATCATGAACGCGGGGACGTGGTAGCACGCGCAAATCGTTTCAGCGGTCCAGCGGAGTTGCTCAATCAGTTGCGCGTCGGCCGCGTTGACCGTCATGGGTTCGTATTTCAACCCGTCGCCGACGACGGCGATTTGTCCGACCTTGTCGCCCGTGAAATTCGCTTGCCAGTAGTCTTTCAACCGCTTGATCGTGTCGTCGTCGACTTCCTTCGGCGCGGTCAGGATCCCGCCCGGTTGCGCGCCGCCCGCGAAAAATTTGTTGCTCGTCGTCTGGATCGTCAACCCCTGCAACGCGGACAACCCGCACGCGTACAACGGCGTCACCCCGATCAAGGGGTGAAAGAGCGCGATCATGCGGTCGTGAATGATTTCACTCGCGGGGACGACGATCGGCGCGTCGGCGCCGACGACGCCCGCCAGGTCATGCGATCGGAGCTCGTAGTACACCGCCCCGTCGGGCGCGACGAGCGGGCAGACTTTTTGCGCGTCGAGCACGTACAACGCGCGGACGACCCCGCGGTCGTCGCGTTCCTTGAGCGCGTACGTGTTCCCGTGGACGAGTTTCGACGTGATCCATTGCTCGACAAATTTCTGGGTCGTCTGGTACCGGTTCGGTTTACGGAGCACGGGCGAGTACGCGGGGTTCGTCGTTTCGGTCCAGACGCCTTCGTCGTCGCGCCGCATGAGTCGGAGCGCGAGTTTGGCGACGTCGGCCGCGATCAACGTGACACACGCGAACACGGCGAAATACGACAGGGCCGACGCGCTTTGTATTTCTTCGTTGCGTTGCCAGGCGCCCGTCGACGGTTCGCGCACGATCGGGAACCACCCGCGCCCGCCGTCGAGCGGCCGCAACGGGGGCGGCGCCGCCTTCGTCGCGATCACGTGGTACCCGAAGATCGATAATTCCATGTCGGGGGGGGCGCCGAAATCCCCACGGGGGCGCGTCGCGCTCGACGACGCGCCCCCGCGGTTGACTACTTCGCGCGGGTGCCCGCGGGCTCGTCGGCGGCCGCGCCCGACGGCGCGGGCCAGGCGACCGCGGTCAAGTACTTGACCGCGTTCGCGTTCGCGCGCAACCAATTCACGTAGCGTTCGGCGCGGAGCCCGACCGAATTGGTTTGCCACAACGACACGAAAACGGTCGTCGCGTCAGCGGGCGACGCGGGCGCGCTGTCCATTTGCAACGACGCCTCGCGGGACGCGTCGATCGTCACCCCGCCGTCGTCCGCATACAACACGAGCGACGGTTGCAGGGCGATCACGTTCGTCCCCGCCGCCTGGCTGGCAATGAACGTCAACCCCTTGTAACTCCCGCCGTTGACGTCGACCCCGGGGAACGCCGGCGATCCGTCCGCGTTGACGCGGAACGACAACCCGAGACAATTGGCGGCCGACAGAATGAACGTGACCCCGCTCACGGCGATATTGTTCGTCGCAAAGTGATTGATCAACGCCATGATATCGGCCGTCGGGCTCGCGCTCCCCGCGGCCGTCGGCGCGCCGTTCGTGATCGACGCGGGGTTGACGCCCGCGACCGCGGCGACCGCGGGATCGATGAACTGTTGATCTAGGAATTGCGCGATCCCCGCGACCATGTCGGCGCGTACCAGTTCTTCGGCCGACGGGCTCGACAGGCGTACCAGTTCTTCGGTCAGGACGATGATCCCCGCCGCCTTCGCGACCCCGAGCGTCGTCGCCGCGAACGCGAGTTTCGTCACGGGTTTTGGTTTCGCTTCCCCGACCCACCCGTACGTCCCGCCCGCCGTTTGCGCGGGTACCTTTGTGTTGAAGGGGATCTGACGCAACCCGGGGATCTTCCCGAGAATCGTCGCGGGACGGAGCAACGCGACAAACTCACTCGCGATCCCCGTGTTAACGAGCGGCGACGCCCACGTCGCGTCGGTCGTCGTGCCTGGCGCCATTGCCGCCTTGAGGTACAGGGCGACTTCGGGCGTCGTGCTATCCCACCGTTTCGCGTATTCGGCCGCTTCGTGCAGGTTCCCGTTGCAGACCAGTTTCGCGCACGCGGCGCGGACGAACGCGGTCCCGAGCGGCACATTCGACTTGATCGTGATCACGGGCGACCGCGGCGCCGTGACGCCTGGCCCCGCAACAATGCGCGTTGCGCCAGCGGTTTGCAATTTTTCGAGCTCGCGGTACCGGACTAGGTCGCCGTCGATCGCTTTGACTTCGATCGTGAGCTCGTCGACGGTCGCGCGTTGCTCGTCGGGGATCGTCGTCGTGTCGGGCGCCGACGACATGATCGCTTCGATTTGCGCGACTTTGGCGGCGCGCGTGTTTTCGTAGTTCTGGATCTTTTCTTGGGTCGTCATGGGGGGTTGTGTCCGCGGAACCGGAACGCCGGAAGATCGGCCAGGCGCGGCCAGGTACGACGCGTCGAGCGATTTGATCGTGTGGATCGTCGCGTCCATGTTGGCGGGGACGGTGACGAGCGACAATTCACAAATCTCGACGCGGGAAAAGCGACGGGCGCCGTTTTTCAGGATCGACAGCCCGCCGTCGAGCACGCGGTACCCGATCGACACGCCCGTGATCAGGCCCGCGGTCAGGGTTTGCCAGGCTTCCTCAACCCGATCGCGGAGCGGCCCGGGCGTGTCAACGTCGGGGATCATCGCGTCGAAGTCGATCCCCGCGACCGTCGGCGCGTGGAGATTCACGGTCCCGATCGGCCGTTCGCGGTCATGGTGCCAGAGCAACGGGATCGGGTTGCGGAACGTCGCGCCGAGCGGGTCGAGCACGTCGCCCGCCCGATCGGGCGTCGGGGTCGTCGCGACGCCCGCCAGGCGCCGCGGGCGGCCGTCGGCGCGTTTCGTTTCGAGGACGGCGTACGCGCGGAGCATCGCCCGCCTAGCATGGGGCCGCGCGTTACCCGCGGGGAGTTTCTATTTTTTTATTGGCAGAATTACACAACGCGCGCCGAATGATTTCGGGAACCGATAACCGCGCGACCGCGGCGCGCCGACACACCAGATCGAACGCGCGCCCGGGGAGCGCGATCGACACGACGACGGATCGATCGGCCCGGTCCAGGGGCGGGCGGCCTGGCGGATTGCTCATAATCACGTCCCCCCTAAAATGAATATCTGGTACTTCGGTTTCGGGTCGTGCCCCTGGCGGGTCATCGCGTCGATCGCCATGATCAACGCGTACGCGCCGTCGATCCGTTCCGTCGACAGATCTTTACTCGGTTTGATGTTCCCCGCCGCGTCGGTTTCGACCGACATATTGCCGATATTCCAGCGTAAGACGGGGTGTCCGTCGTGTCGGATCGTCCGCGCCAGGATCGACTTTTCGAGAAATTTCGACGGCGCCGACAACGTCGCGAACCCCTGGCGTACCTTCGCGCATACGAACCCGTCGATCTTTTCCAGGCGGGAAATGATATCGGTCGCGTTCCAGGGGTCGTACGCGACGACCTGGACGTCGAATTCCTGATCCCACGCGTGGAGGGTTTTTCGGATGTAGTCATAATCGACGACGGCGCCAGGCGTCGCCGTGATCAGGGCGGCGCGCGCCCATTCGGTATACGGGACGCGGTCCCGCGTCGAGCGTTGCGCGATCCGATCGGCGGGGACGAAAAACGCGACCAGGACGTCGAACGCGTCGCCGTCGGGAAACACGGCGACCGCGGCCGAGAGATCCGTCGTCGTCGACAAGTCGAGCCCGATAAAACACGGGCGGCCGCGGAGCGCGGCGCGGTCGATCGGCGCCTGGCACCGATCCCACGTGTCGAGCGCGATCCAGCGGGTCGCTTGTTCGGTCCACTGGTTCAAATACAACCGCCGAAACGCTTGTTCCTGCGCGGGGATTTCCTTCGCCCGCGCGCACGCGGCGCGCATTTCGTCGAGCGATCGAAAGTCGCCGAGCGCGGGATTCGCGCGTTTCCAGACCGCTTCGTCGGTCCAGTCGGCGCCGTCGGCCGCTTCAAACAAGATCGGGAGAAACGCGGGATCGATCGCGGGCGTCGCCTGGACGTTCTTCGCGTGCGCGTACAGTTCATACAAGATCGAATGTCGGTCGTATCCCGCGGTTGATATCGCGATCGTGAGCGGTTGCGCCCGGGCGCCCGTCGACGACGTCAACACGTCCCATAGTTCGCGGTTCGGCGCCGCGTGGAGCTCGTCATACAACACGCGCGACGCGTTGAATCCATGTTTGCTGTACGCTTCGGCCGAAATCGCGCGGTAAAACGAGCCCGTTTTATGGTCGACGATCCGTTTTTGCGAGTCGAGAATATCGCACCGCGCGAGTAGTTCGGGATCGTTCCGAATCATTTGCGCGGCGACATGGAACGCAAGCGCGGCCTGATCCTTGTCGGCGGCCGCGCTATACACTTCGGCGCCCGCTTCCCCGTCGAACAACAACCCGTCGATCGCGAGCGCGGCGAGCAATTCGGTTTTCCCGTTTTTGCGCGGCATCATTAACAGACACATACGGTACTGACGTTTCCCCGTCGCGCGGTCGACTTTGAATAACGGCCGGATGATCTGTTTTTCTTGCCAGGGCCGCAAGTTGAACGGTTGCCCCGCGAACGGTCCCTTTGTATGCGTCAGTCGGTTGATAATGTCGACTTTCCGCCCGGGGCCGTTCGTGATTTTCATGCGTCGTCGTCCGACGGGAGAAACGCCCGCGCCGGGGCGTCCTTCCCGCAATGCGGGCAACGCGCATCGCCTGATCGGCCCATCTGGATCACGGTGATCTTCGGCGTATTCTTCGCCCCGCAGCGCGGACACACAAAACGGGCGATTAGATCACGTTCCCACGGTTGTTGTTTCACGTGAGCAACCCCGCCCATTTCGACGGCGCCGCTTCCCCTGGCGGGGTCGGGAGTTTCGACGCGCGGGCGCGGCCCGACGGGGTCAACCCGAGCTCCGACCAGAGTCGTTGACAGTGTGACAACGCGCGGTCGGCGACGAGTAAATACGGGTTCGGGATCGGGACCGCCTTCGTTGTCTCAATGCACATACCTAACGCGATGACTTGCGCGTGCGCGGCCAGGTACCGCGACCATTGTTGACAAAGCGCGGTCAGGGCGGCGCGCTCCGTCGCCGACACGAGCCCGACCCGACGGAGTAACGGCGCGACGCGCGACCATTCGGCCGCGGCGACCAGGTCGTCGACGAGCTCGCGCGGGACCGCGTCAAACGACGGGTCGGCCGCGGGGATCTTCGGTTCGTCGACATTGAGGGGCCGTTTCCCCGGGTTCCCGCGTAACACTTTCAACGCGGTCGGCGCGGGACGTCGGCCGGAATTCCAGTTGCCCATATCAGGCGATCCGCTTCGGGCCGTCGTGCGCGCGGCGAATACGCGCGGCGCGATCGTGCGCGCGGCGGTCGCCCGCTTCGGCCAGGTCCGCGTCGTACCCCGTGAAGCGCGGTACCGGGGTTTGTTTGCGCCAGGCGGGATCGGCGGGTTCCCCGAATAGGCGTACCGCCAGGCGCCGCAACACGCGCCCGATCATGACGCGACGCCCTGGCGCGCGTCGAGCGGGGCGCCTGGCAGGATCCAGACGTCCCCAGGCGCCGCGGGCGGCCCGAAACACGTCGCGCACACCAGGACGCCCGCCGCGGGCGCCCGGGGACGGTACCGCGCGAACGCGCCGCACCGCGCGCACGCGCCGAGCTCGTCGTCCGCGAAATTCCAGGGGAGCGACAAGCGGCGCCCGACGACAACGATCATGGTCTGACCCGATCCGTCATACCCCATAGTCCCCCCTTGACCCCCCTTGCATACGTTATGCAACCCCTGTATAAAACCGGGCCGACCGCGGGCGCGCCGTCGGGCACGTTTTCTGCGATAACTTGCGTCAGGGCGGGGACCGGTCCCCCGACTGTCCACCCCGACGGCGCG